TACGACTATCGTATCTAAATGGCGACACAACTTCGTCACGTGCAACTGTGACGACAGAGAAAAGCACGTCTTTGTAGATGGTGGGTTTGATTACTTCCGATATGGATGGGGCAACCAAGCATCGTTTACAGAGGTAGAAGTCACGGTAGACGACGAGCAAGTGGAGTAGCCAAACATGCAAACGTTCATTCCATATGGTCACTGGTTTGGGTCTAACGCATTGGTATTAGACCGGCAAAGACTCGGTAAGCAAAGAGTAGAAGGCTTGCAGATCCTCAACACGCTGCTAGGCCTGTCCAAGGGTTGGGCAAACCACCCTGCCGTAAAGATGTGGGAAGGCTACGAAGAAGCACTAGCCAAGTACACGGCGTGCATCTGTGATGAGTGGGTTTGGCGAGGCTACCAAGACACCGTGAAAGAGAAGGTGGAAAAGATGTTCCCTTTGGTAGACCTGGACCTGCCGATCCAGAGGTTCAACCTGCCCAACTTCCTCTTTGATATGGATGTCGCAATATCACACAGGTCAAACCTAATCCGCAAAGATCCCGCTTACTACGGGCCGTTGTGGGTGGGCGTTCCTAATGACTTGCCATACAAGTGGCCAGTACCGAAAGTCGGTCTTTCATAAGACCCTTGGGGGTCGTCCACACCACGGTGTGGACACCGCTGTTCCACAGCAACTCTTGGCAACGCTCACAAGGCTTAGCAGTACCAAGGGCACCACTACGAGTGATTCGGGCCACGTACAGCGTGGCCCCTTTCACGTTCCCGGCCTTGCGTATCGCCGCTTCCTCAGCGTGGTATGAAACACCAGACAATTCAACCTGTGCAGGTGAGTTGCGGTACCGGTTGAACCCAGTGCTCAAAATGCTGCCACCACGAACAAGAGCAGCCCCTACACGCCATTGAGCGTGAGGGGCTTGCTCTGCCTGCACAAGGGCGAGCCTGAGCCAGCGAATGTCAGACGCGGTAATCTGGATCATTACGAAGAGTGTCCTCTACCCACTCCTTGGTAGTGCCCAGGATGGAAGCAAGCACACCGACCGGGTGTTTGCCCGTGGCCCGCTTTGCGTAATACGCTGCCTTCTTGATAGGGATCTTGATGTCATGCAAGGTGACTGTTTCCGCTGACAGAGGGCGGCGCTCCTTGGGGGGTAACCCACCGTAGGTGCCATCCGTGATGATGTTGTCCAAAGCGAACTTGACACACTCCAGGCGCACAGGGCAGGGGATGCACCGCATCCGAGCACGGGCCACTGGTAGAGAGTTGTCAATGCCTTCCCCACGTTCTGGGAAGAAGTCATCTGTGGGAGCGCCTTTACAGTTGGCATGTGCTCTCCACCCCCCTGTCCCCCAGGTCTTTAGGCCTGGTAGTTGGATCATGGGGTTCTCTAGCGTGGTCAAGGGGTACTCCTTCAGAGGTTTGCGAAGATGTCAGTCAGCCTATCTACCCCGTGCCGAATGTCGCAACTTTCGACTAGTTCTCGGTTACGAATGGCCTCTTCACGACGCACACCTACATCAGAAAGTTCTCTTATGTGACGTAACCAGTCATGGGCCTTCTTAGCAGTGCGCCCGATACCCATATCTTGTGCTAGTCGAATGTACTCACCTAGATGTTGTGCTACAAAGGGCACTCCTGCTGCTGCGTACTCAATACCTTTTTGATAAGACTTGCTAAGGTTAAAGGGGGCATCTCGCAATGGCACGATACCTATGTCCATCGACATGAGATCTGGGTACCCCATGTAATCGGTAAGTGGCTTAGTAGTCACTAGAGGCCCTGCAACACCGATGCGAGAAGCAAACGAGGGCGCAGAGGCATAGTCACCACCGTGGTACAGCGAGGCTTTACCTTGACGCACCAGCGGGGGCACGATGCCCCGCAGGGTCTCAATATCCCCACTACGGTGCAAGGTAGACCCTACCCAGCCAATGATTGGGGTGGGGGTGTCCTCATGCTGTCGGGGGGTAAACCGGGCAAGGTCAACTGTGTTGCTGTTCACCACGATCTCTCCTTTGGTAAACCGGCTGATGCGATCAGCAAGGTAAGGAGTGCTAACGATCAGCACGTCAGAGTGAGCGAGGGTGGTCTTGTAGTACGTCGTGTTTTCTTCTGCGTTGACCTTTGGGTGATTGGCCTGAAATGCGTGGTTACTGGGGTCAAGTCCCCAGTACCAGTCGTCAACGTCGTTGACGATCTTCTGACCATATGCCTTAGCCTTTGAGATGTTCTCTGCAATGCCCCTGTGCATCAGCCGCTGCATGTACACCACGTCAATGTCATGAATGGCACCATCATCGGTACCCACCTCAAAGTGCGTCTTGTTCCACAAGAGGGTGCCAGTCACGGTCTTGAATGGAAGACGATCTCGGTACTGCCCGAGCCGTACCCACCCTGATCCTCCCCATCGTTCTTTCTCATCATGGGTGCGCTCTGGGCTAATCCAGTCGCCAGATACAAAGCCGATCTTCATGAGCGCTTACGGCGAATCCAAGTCAGTTCAAACGCTCTGATCTCATCTAGATTCCACAGAGGAGTAGCAGACAACTGGGTAATCGGCTTTGGAAAGTCCAAGCGTTTACGAAGGGCGTGGATCTGCTGCTTCTGGCAGCCCAACACCGTTGCTACTTCGGCTGTGCCACCAATGAGGTGGATAGCAATCTGGTTGTACATTATGCTCCTTGAGAGGTGATGGAGAAGATGACTTCCATAAGGTCGAAATCTTGATGTGATTTAGGGATTAATGAGATGCTGCACCTACAGTCGGGAGGCTTAGGTGCTTGTAAACACTGAGCGCACCGGCACCCTGACCGATACCGTTCAATGCTGCCGTGTGGTAGCAAGTGTGGGCGCTTACGGTCTTGTGGCGACAATCCTGCCCACAACCCCCACACTTCCTCGTTGTCATCGCAGTACTCTTTGCACTCCTGCCACACCGGGCAGGCGTTGCAAACGTACTTACCCACTGCGTAGAACTGGTTAGGTGCTTTTGACTCCACCGGTGGGAAGAAGAAGTCAGCGTGCAATCCTTGGCATAGGGCGCTGTCTAACCAATCCATTCAGGACAGGGTTTCCCACCCACACCCGGCGTACCCAGCGATGTCGATCCAATGATCTTCCTTACCTGGGGAGGTCATCATGCGAGACACCTTCTGGAGGATGTTCAAGAGCGCAACGTCATGCGCGTGGATTTCAATGCCGAGGTAGATAGACCACAGGTCTGCAATGACCTCAAAGTTCCGAGAAGGTTCGTCATAGTCCATGTTGCGGTCACCGGTAATGACCTCAATAGCCTTGTATAGAACGTCTTGCCGAGGTGAGTTATCCAACACTGCCGCCTTTGTGCTTGTTATCCCTGTAGTACAGGACTTTTGATCGGAGTTGATCTACTTCTATTGCAGCGGTTACCACAAGGTTTACTAAGTCTGATGGAAGATCTGGCCGGTTACTGGCGGCAAGCAGACGGTCACTGAGACTTGGTGGTAACCCTGCTTGGGGGTCGCCATAAGATAACAAAGATCACCCACCCAAGTCAATTATGTCCGTGATAAACCTGTCGGTTTGATTAACGTCCATACCGCCACCAGGAAGTTGGCGAGCGTTGTCGCCAGCACGGGCACCAAAGATACGAGAAAGCACACCGCTCCCTGTGCGCGCCTCAACTTCCATGCGCAACACTTCTCGGTTGTCATTGATGTTCTTGAACTTGTCAATGAGGCTAAACAATCTGTCCATTTCAGATGACAGAGCGGGGTCAAGACCTTGGCCTTCTAGTTCTTCTGCAAACCGTGCGAACAAAACTCGGCTTGCTTGCATCTCAATCATCGCCTGGAGCACGCCATTGAGTTGATCCTTGGTGCGGATCTCTACAGGCAACTTGAACCCACATTCGGAATGTTCCTTGAATGCAGGACAACGTGATGCTAGGTAGCAATTATCACACTGCCTAAGAGGAGACGAGTTGTACCTGATTACAGGGGTATCAACGGGGTCCACTTCAATGGATTCCCCTTGATCTGTAAAGGTTTCCATACCCATAGACACAATGTGTTCGATGCCCATAACGGGTAGCAATACACGGTCTTGTTCGTGCCGCTTGTTGATGGGTCCAGTAGTAATAGGAGTAGGGGCAGGTTCCACCAAACCTGGGGAGTCAGCAAAACCATCAATAGCAATTATTCCCCCCTCTTCTGATGTAGAGAATTCATCCTCGTCATCAAGTGCTGGGGGGTCATAGGCCCCAACCGTACGCTGCTCCCACTGCTGCCACGACCGGATTGCCAGCGTGCCGAGCGCTGTCACACTGTCCTCCATCACCTCGTTGAAGTCCACCCCGAGGCGGATGATGTCAGCCCGGTGGCGCTTACGCGATGACTCCTTCTGTTGCGCTGGGTAACGGCGCAGGCTGTGACCGTCCCAAACCTGGGTCTCCCCATAACGGATGGCCGAAGTCCAAGACCCCACCACGACCGCATCCCATGGTAATGCTTCGATGATGTCAGGCTTGCTAGTGATACCTATCAGGCGGGCATCCCACCGCTGTGACAGAGACCGGATACGCGGCAGGGTCTTGCCGTTGATCGCCTTGTCGCTGATCGCTACGCGACCATACCGCTGGCATAGCCAGGCCAGCCGTTCCAGGTCATCGTCATCAGACCACACAGGAATGTACTTGTCACCCAAGAACTCCCCGTCAAAATCGGGCCGACCAATGATGAGCGCCAAGTCGTCGGCGTATGACCGTACGAAGTCCCCGTACCGAGACACATCCTCGTCACCCTCTGAGGAGTAGAGCAGCAGGTCTGCACCCCGGTACACCTCTTGCAGGTTGAACTCTTTGGTCTTGGGAATGCTGAGGTGGGTAACGTTGATCCCAATCCTCTTGATGTTGTTAGTCAGAAGGAGAGATCGGTGTGATCCTTTTTCTCCGCCACCGAAGTACACATGCATCAGTCATCCTTCCAAATGCGCTCTGCCTCTTTCAATGCCTGGCGGTTCATCTCACCGACCAAATCATCCCATTGACGCATGTCTCGTTGCTGCACCCACTCTGGGCGAAGCACGTAGGGGCAAGCCACCATCAACGTGGGGATGCCAAGGGCCACCGTCTTGGCGCACACCGTGGGGTCATTGTCTACGTACCAGGATGGTCTACCGAACACCGCGCCCACTCGGTGGATCTTCTCTGCCTTCAACTCAGGAATGGTTTCGTCAATGACCTCGTACATAGAAGGCTTGAACTTCTCTGACTTAAGCCAAGCCTCCATAGCATCACGAGGGTAGTCCTCATTAACAATGAGGCAGACTCGCCCCATGTAACGGTCGCTAAGCATCGACCACAAGGCTCTACCATCAGCATCCGGTTGACGAAGGGGCAAAGTGTCAGCGGGCCTGGCGATAACTGAGAAGTTGAAAAGGATCACGACACAACCTCAGTCGTACATTCCTTTTTGCTTACGAAGCACGTGTGTAACGTGCGACTGGAACGGGCAGTAGTGACATAGATACTGCCGGTTCTCTTTGGGCACACCGATCTTGTGACCAATGGTCTTGGACTCATCCTCGTAATCAGGGCATCCTTTGGATGAATTCGGCTGACCATGGCGGTTGAAGCACTTGATGGCCTCTACCTTAAGGTCGTCGCGCATCTCACGAACTTCCCATTCGTTCTTGGCAAGTTCCGCTTTGATCTGGGTTTCATCACCAAGTTTGTTCCAGGTGTCCTCATCACAACGCAAGATGAGACTCTTGTGAGCGTCTGGATCAGGGTTATCTGCTCGCTGTAGATGCCGGTTACAGAGTTCGATCAACTCCATGTCGTACTCTGCGGGGCCATCGTAATCACGAAGGCGGTACATGGTTTTACACGACTGGCATGTCAAAAGACGTGGCATATTGATCTCCTACTAGATTACCGATTGTAACAACAAAAGAGAGCGTCAGCAAGAACCGCAGGCGCAACCTTCACCATGGGTGACAAAACCGTAGTGCATCGGTATTTCTTTCGCACGGATAGCAACGTTGCTCATGTCAACCTCACCACCACGGCTCGGTGTCAGGCTCTTATAGCGGCCATCACGCTGGCCTAGTTTCATATCAGCATTTGCTGAACGGGATTCGTTTACTGCCATGGAGTTATCCTTATCTCAAGAGAATGAAATGTCGTCATTAGACACAGCGTTTTCCCAGGTGCTGTACCTCTTGTTTTTATCACGGAATCGCCCGCCCCCTGTAGGGGGCTTACTCTGAGGTTTATTGCTTTGAGGATCATTTGTGTTGGGCACTGGTGGCACTTGCAACGCTCCTGACATAGTGGGCGACGGGTTGACGCCTTGCGCCTGCTGTTTCTTACTCTGCTGTTGTTTATTCCACTCATCACGAAGTTGCTTCTGGTCAGCCACCCGCTGGGAAGCAGTATAAGGAACACCGCCTCTTTTAATATTGTTCTCCAACTGCGACTGCTGCGCCTTATTACGCATGTCACGAAGGAAGGCACCACCGTAACCAGGGGCTGACGAGACTTGCTCATCTGTCCAGTTAGCAACAGCGTTGATATCCTGCTTGTTATTCATGTTTACAAGGCCCCCTCTAGTAGGGGACTGCATCATGGGCCGGGGGCCTGCTGGGGTGTTACCCCGAACACCACGCACCGTATTGGAAGGGTTACCACTATTCATACGAGTAGGAGATGGCAAAGTGGGCAGGTTGTCCAAATCCCCTGCCATCTTTTGAGCCTGCCTAATACGGCGACCTAACGCCCCGGCCTGAGAAAAGGCAGAGCCAGCCCCGGCGAGCAACCCTGAGGTGGTGGCCATAGCACTCTGCAGACGCCCAATCTCTTTGGCCGGGTTCGTAGCGGAGCCACCCCCAAAGTCTCTGGAGGCTGACCAGGAGGTGCCCCCTCCTCTGCGTACGTTGGGGCCAGTTACACCCTCACTAAGCATTGCGGAATAACTAGGGTCTCTACTAGAGAACCGACCGCCTACCTGAGAACCGTCATCACCTGAATACCAACGGTTTACTTCCCACCGCCGCCAGTTAGTGTCGTAATCAGCCTTGGTGTCTGACCACCCACGTTGTCCGTATGGGTCGAACCCTGCAGCCCTACCTTCTCGCTGGGCCATGCCCCGTTGGTACATCTCACCGGCCATTACACGTTTCCAATGCTAGACATGGAGTACCGACCTGTTCCATCGAAGCCCCCATCTTGGAATGAACTTTCCATCACGGGCATACCTGACATCCATGAGCGATACGTAGGGATATACCGGTCTACATTCATAACCGACATAAGGTTGTGTTCTTGGCGGGCAAACCCAAAGCGCTCGGGGAACAACTGCTGGGGCACAACGGGGCGAGTCTCCCGAATAGTGTCGGGGTCGCTAATAGCGGCCTGCAAGGCCTGATCAACTAAGAACTCTTGTCGTGACTGCCAAGGTTTAGCCATGCTTATAGTTTACCGCATTTAACAAATACGGTTTACTTATGGCAGAGGCCGACCAGTAACCATATTGGTGGCCACTTCCCCCATAAGGGTTCCTAAACCACTACCAGTAGGACCACTCAATCGGGGGCGCTCACCGGGCCGGTGAGTGGCAGGACGAGCATCAATGAGGGCTTGCTCACGAGTGCGAGCGCCTTGGCTAGTCTTAGCCTGCCGAGGATCGGTAGGGTCGGGTTGGCTGTAACCCTTATGGGTTACTTTAATGCTAGGACGTTCTGCCATGGTTACCGCCAGTTAGGCGTAAGAGTCTTCAACATGCTGCGGCGTTGTGCGTCGATCATGGGCTGATCTGGGTTGCTGATACCACGGGAGATACCCCGAGGGCCAACCTTGCCGTCATTATGGAGACGCACAGGCTCAGCACCAGGTGGTGCAAACTTCTTACCCTGGGCCTCTAGTTCAATACCAGTAAGGAGGTTGAACTCTTTTGGCCAAACGTAGTCACCGACATTGATGCGCTCACCCTTGTGGACACCTCGGCTGTAGGACCTGGTGTTGGTGCGCTTGACAGCATCCGTCAACTTATCTTGACGACGGTTAGAGGACATAGTGCCTAGATAACCATCAGGGTGTTGAGTAAGGGGGCTGGCCCCAAACGCTGCCAACTGGGCGTCTTTAGCGTTACGGAACACCGGTGAAGGCCCCAATGCTGGGGCTTGTGCGGGTGCACCGTAAGGGTCGTAACCCCCACTCCAGTTGGTGAACGTTTGTTGGTTAGCCATTACCTATTCCTAAACTAGTTCCAGGGCCGGTAAGGAACCCGCCCTGGCCACCACCTACAGGTGATACAGGACGAGGCTTCTTGGGGATGATCGTCTGCTTCTTACCAGTACGAGTTGTCTTCTTTTTCTCAGTCATATAAATCCCAATCGTTAGCCCTACGTTTTTCTAGTTTGTGGTTACGAACTAGAAACTTTGTGTACTGCTTTTCATAACGAACGTCTGCTAGATCTTCTTCCAACTGCTCTTCGTCGTACTCTTTGTAACGCTTATTAATCATAGTGCTGCTTTTTTGTTCCTGCTTCTCCAAGCTTGATACTCCTCAATTTGAGGAGTCATTGCGTTTTGAATACCACGTTGAGCCACCTGCCCATAACCACCAGACGCCTTTGGCAGGTTATCGCTCATTAGGGCAGCAGCAAGTTGGTTACCTTGAACACGCAAGGCCCTAGTGTTACCATACGACATAGCAGGGGCGGTGGTTGGTTGTGGTGTGGGGTTACCTTGTGAGCGTACTGGGTACGAACCGCGCTCGCCAGTAGGCTTACCGTAGTCTTTTCCAAATCGGTTGGTATTGCGCATCGCATACCCACGAGACCTTGTGGACCGCTGAACTACCCCTGAAGGGACACCCTGAGACTCGGGCAAGGCTTTCAGTTCGCGATTAGAGGGGTATTGTCCCACACCCTCAACGTTGAGGCCTTGATTCAATGGCTCAACAGAGTTAACGTCTGCAACAACGTACTTATTAGGTTGTACCACTTTCCCATCCTTACCAAGGATGTTATAAGTGCTCACCTTTTCAGAGGTGCCACGTTTACGAGTATTGATCCTCGCCCTAAGGTCCCTTTTAGCAGTAACCGAATCTTTATCTGCCTTACCTGACAGCGCATCTACTTGGCCTTGCAGGTTTTCAATCTCATTCGTTTCTTGCTGCAGTCGACGGAGCGGCACTGTTATCCTCGTCGCTACCACGTTGTCGGGGGTCACTTCACCCCTGCCAACTCGACCACCACCGGTAGTGCGGGTGGGACGACCACCTGGAGGTGTCGTCATCATATTCTGTATACGCTTGTTCTTATCTTCAACAAGAGCGCCTACGGTAGCCTGCTCTGCGGGAGTAAGACCACCCCCGGCCCTGCGAGCCTCAGCGTTGCTGCTCCGAAGCCACGCAGACCCTATCACCTTAGGTGAAGCAGGAAGAACCCGGTAAGCACGATCATTACCGGAGTTAGTTGCCACTGTATCTCTTGTAGTAGACCCAGGGTTGGCCTCCTCTTGCGCGTTAGCGTCCTCAAGGACCTTTGCTTGAGCGGTGCGCCCCCTGCTTCGTAGATTAGCAGCCTGCTCTGAACGCTTTTGTACTACCGCAGCTTTGCCACTTGAGGTACCATCACCTTCTTTTCGCTTGTTATACGCACGCTGGTTCTGCTTCGATCTTGTCAGCTCAACGCTGGCATCCCACTCTTGCTTAGTCGGGGGTACCATCTCTTGGTCAGAGGTGGGACCATAGTCGTCATAAGCTTTGCCGATGCGTGCGCGAAGAACGGGACGGGGTGAGTTGTTTCGTGACCCACTAAAGTCGGGAATACGATCTCTAGTGATGGCCTCAAGGCCACCAGCCTCTCGGATCTCATCATTCGACATATTGTCGGGGTTGCCCTCCATCCAAAACTGAAGGTCATTCAGTGCCTTTTTTATTGGCGCTTTTTCTCCTGAGTAATTAAGTACTTCATTTTCTAGTTGCTCATCTAGCATGTTAGACGTGTTCATAGCGTCTACTAGATCGCCGCCACCAGGTGTTGGTTGCCTCATCTTATTTGACTTTATAAGACGTTCTGACTTATACATGGCGGCACTACGTCCTGCACGGGCAACCGACTCTTCTGCCAGACTCTGATCTAAATCAGAGTCTGAGGAGGTCGCACGCTCTGCTGCACGAGCGTCCCTACGGGCGCTGATACGGGCGCGCATATCAGCGACATACTTAGATGGGTCTGAAAACCCTTGAGAGGTGGCTTCCGACCGAGTCTGGTTGGCTCCACGGCGGACCGTCGACAGGTAGGACGCTAGCGCTGGCTCAATGTACTTTGCTAGTGGAGAATCCTCGGTAGTATCGTCGTTAGACGCCATCAGACACCTCATTCTTAACGGAATTGTCTAAGGTATTTTACCACGTCACCGAATAACAGGCTTAAATGAAATGGAGGAGATGGATTCACCGTTATCCCCTTCAATGTCATCAAAGCCAATGGTAAACAAAAGGTCAATACCTCTCGGGGCAACAAAGCCACGTGCAATAGCACATGATTTAACCGCCTGGTTGACGGCACCCGCTCCAATGGCTCGCATTTTAGGCGTCTGGCCTGCCACAACCGCTCGGGCTACAATCGACCCAACACTTTGGGGACTGCTGGTGGCAGACACTTTGACAATATCGTCAGAACTGAAATCGTGTGACATGTTAGTACTCCAACTAGGAACAAGTAGTTGGATCAATACTAGTGGTAGTTGGCCTCTTTTAGAAGGTCAACCAAGTCACTAAGCCGCATAACAACGTAGGTATCACCTAGGTTGGCTTTGCCTTTACCAGGCCGCTTAACAATAAGCGCAGGAACAGCGTTACCTAACCTACGGGCCTGCTCAACCGTGTCATCCAACCAACCGCTCAGGTTGAACTTGCGCTGGTTCTTTACCTGCACCGCTACTTTACGACCGGCTTCATTGACGATCCCGTTGATGTCACCGGTGTCTCCACCACCCTGAAGGGGTGTGCGGTGGGCGTGTAGAAACCCGTGATCGTTCAGGTACTCCCGAACGAGGGTCTCCATCGTGGTGCCTTTTTGCTTAGCCGTATTAGCCACAGTTAGACACCCTATCCACAAGGGTCGCGTACCCAGCCATGAGGTTGGGGGACCACTCAGTGCGCATGTATTCAAACCACTCGGAGCGCTCGGCAGAGGACATAGCACCCCAGGTAGAGAACCGTTCCCCAATCGGGGCTTCACTACCAATGGCCATCAGATCAACTTGGTTGCTAGCGATACCCCAAAGGGTACAAACGCCACTTTGACAACCCGTGAGGTGTCCTTGATGGCGTACCGCAAGGCCTCTAGTTCGCTGCCGAATAGCACAACAGGGGGGTCCATCTCAAACAGGGTGGGGTAATCCGTGTATGCAGCCCACACGCCATTGGGCGTTATTGGATAGGTAAGCGTAGTAGTAGTAGTGCTCCCGCTGCTGAACCCCTTTGAGTACTTGTCAGGTACTGGGATGGGGCGAGTAGTGTCATAGAAGGTCATGCGCTCATCCTAGCATTTCTATTATCACGATGTCCAGAACCTACTCGCCTTGATAGTTCTCGTGATAGCAACTGCGCGCCACGATCACAGCGATCAAACATAGCGTCTGCCAACTTACGATAAGCACGTGCTTTCAGCAGGGCTTCCTGGTGGTCCAGTACCTTGGGGTCTACATCCCTACGGGCTTTGGCCAGGGTTACACGATCACCTTTGGCCTCTGCGCTCCACTGGCCGATCAGTGCCTTCGACTCCACCACCTTGCAATCGTGCGCTGCCCGTTCCTCGTCAATCTCTGCTTTGACCAATTCGGCTTTGGCGAATGACACCCAAGCGACGAACTCACGGTAATGCTCCATGAGATCAGCATCACAGAGGTCATCTAGGTTGTGAGGCAGGTCAGGCAGTGTATCGGTGGGTCGATCTGGAAGCGAGAACTGGCGCTTGAAGCGTGATAGCGGAGTGTCTTCTGTAGGCACTTCACGGCTGAGAACTCTCATAGCACTCCTTCTTGAACTCGCACCACTTACACCCGTCACAGGACTTACCTACAGCCCAGGAAGGGCGATCAGGGACAGTGCTACTCTCCAGATGAGACATCACTTGCTTACAACCCTTTAGCATAGGGGCAACAATGTCAGAGTTGAGGCGTACCTCAAATTCTTTGACTGCCTGAGTGGGCTTCCACTCGTAGATAAACACGATGGTGTCTACCTTGCGGCAGTGCATGTACAAGTTGCCCTGGCGAATGTGCGATGCAAAAGGGGTCTTTATGTTCTTCCACACATCATCAATAGACAACTTGCCACTCTGGTAGTCATCGAACAGCGAAGGCTTCTCAAATCGAACAGTGCCGATGCCTACGCTCTTGATCTCAATGAGTGCCCTACCCTTATCGTCTTCAATCTCTCCATCAGCGTGCCCAATGATGTGGTGCTCGTCATCGCGGATGGGCACTTCACGATACGAGATGTTAGACGAACCACAACTCAAACACCCTTCAGGGCTTTTGGCGAACCAAGAGTTGTCACAGGCGTGACACACCCAGCGCCCAATAAGCAGTCCTGCATCCCACAACCATGTCTGCCACTTATTGTGGATGCTGTGGCCTTCTTCAAAGACGTTTAGGCGCTGAAACGAGAAAGACTCTGCTGTCTTAGGAGCACCAGTAATGCGGTACCACGACGCTCTTGGGCACCAGTTCTTCTTGGACAAGTCACTGGGGTGCAGGTGGTCTGTATCACGGTGAGCATTGCGCTCAGTCACCTTGCGAGTGAGTTCGCGCTCAACAACAGGGATAACTCGTCCACGCTTTGTCAAAGACTCTTTGTAGTTCTTCAGGTACCACGGAGTCTCAGTCATCTAGAAACTCCAAGAAGTCGTCTTCGGTAAGGATCACAAAGCGTCGACCACCAAGGTCGAACTGCAGAACTGGAGTTCTATCCTCTAGAACTGCTCTAGTGCAGAGGTCTCGTAGGTCGGTGAACTTGACCGAGTAACTCTTGGCGTTAGTAGTCAGTTTGTTCTCAATAAGGAAGTGCTCTGAGCGCACATCGTTCTTACGCAACCACCCTGAGCCAGACCCAGAGTTACGGCTGCCCCGATAAGCCGAGGCTGTTCGATCCTCTTGCTTACGAGATGCCTTTATGATGCCTTTATGATCCACTAGTTGCGCTAGCCTCAATCAGCATCTTCATGGAGTTGATGCTCTCAGCGGCTGACCGTGCTGCGGCCTGCATCTCGGGAACAAGGCGTTCTGGTGTCCAGGTACCATTGAGCAAGCGCTCTAGCCATAGGTCTTGGGCAGTCTTAGGTGAGGTCATGGTTGTCCTTAGGTAGTGACTACTTGACCAGTCTACGCAGGTGTGCGTAGCGACTCAAGAAGTCGTTGAAGGCATCTTGTGGAGATTTACCAAAGCAGATGCCTGTGCGGATGTTGGCTACTTCCCATTCGTATACTGCCTTGTCAGCCTGGTGGATGGCATCAGGGTATGGGTAAACACCACCCAAGGCTTCGTGCAGCACTACTGCCACACGGGGTTCGATATCTTCCTCAAAGACCTTCATCTCAGGAAGTTTCTTGATAGGCCGAACCATGTCACCAATATATGCCTCGGCAGCATCATGGAGCAACCCGGTGAGGCAAACAAGGGGGTCTTCGCCGCTGGTCTGCAAATGCTCTGATACACGGACTGAGTGTTCAGCAACGCTGTAGAACCCTGGTAGATGCCCGTTGTACCTACAGATGTGTGACAGTGACCTAGCAACGTCATAGACATCTACCCGGTCCATCCGAGGGTGGAGTACGTCAAACTGAATCCCACTTGCGGTAATAATCGACCCCACCCACGAATGGGTGTCAGTACGATCTTTCTGCGCAACGATCATTGGGCACCTTTCAAGAAGTGATCAGTGGCAATCTGCTTCAACTGATTTTGAAGATCAATGTCTTCACGAACTGCCTGGAGCAGGTTTTCTTTACCCTGCCACTTCTGGTCGTTGAAGTTGTAGTAAGCACCGCCCCGCTTGATGACCTCAATAGCGATACAGATGTTGACAGCATCTTTGACGGTATCAAAGTCACCAAGTTGGAATCCCTTGGTGTCCGCAAAGTAGAAGTCCACCTGGGCAGTCTGCTGCGGTCGGTACGTCTTGTTCTTAAGAGTACGAGCACGGATGATCTGACCAACGGTCTCGTCTTTATCTTTGAGCCACTCATCACGAGCCACTTCAACACGACTGAAGTAGTGGAAGTTCTTAGCCTTACCACCGGGAGTAGTACGCGGGTCACCGTACATAACGCCGATCTTCTCTCGCCACTGGTTGATGATCAACCCGGTGCAGCCACGATCTTCAAGAACGAGAGAACGGCGTTGAGCCTTTGACGACTTGCGCAAGAACTTGCCGGTGATGCGGGCACCAAGACCCATGGTCATCTCCAGCATCTCCTTTTCATCTTCCACCGTGGGGACAAGGGCCGGAAGCGAGTCGATGACGATGCAGTCAACCGCACGGTTGTCCAAAGACCGAAGCACCAGGTCATAAGCGTGCTCCATGATATTGGTCTCTACCACCCACAACCGATCCAAATCAACCCCAATGGCAGCGGCGTAATCAGGAACGAACTCCTCGGCAGCTACCCACATGGCGATCCAGTCGGGATCTGCTGCCTGGTTAGCGGCAATCGTTTTATATGCCAGGGCGGTCTTACCGGAACTCTCGTTACCAATGATCTCAGACCACTGGTTCGTAGGCCACCCACCACCAAGCATAAGGTCGAACGCCAGTACGCCAGTGGTGATACGAGGCAGGTCTCCCTTTACCTGACTACCTTGGATGATGATGTCGTCACCGTACTTCTTGTTTACGGCAGCGACAATAGAAGCGAGGTTCTCCCTCTGCTCAAGTTTCATGATGCTCCTAGTCAGACGGCCCAGTTGGCCTGGTCGCCCTGATCGTATAGACCGTTGTAACCACAACTAAAGCAGCGTGGTGCTGGCGCGTGCCCTGAGATACCGCCCTTAGAGCGAGAGAACACGAGGTGTGACCCGCACGAAGGGCAAGACAGGTTACCTTCACGGCGGGTAGCCTCGCCACCCTGCCACAGTCGAAGTGCTTCACCCATTGGGATCTGGTCAGATGGTGCACGACGAGGATCTAACAGGTTAGCGTTAGCAGGAGCAGGCTGAACGGCCTGCTGCTGAACGGGAACCTGTACAGGAAACCTGACAGGTGGAGACACTGGTGGTGTGGCCGAGCGCTGGGGTGTGGGGGGCGTTTGGCTCTGCAACCGGCGACTGTACCAGTCTGCGTTACTCATCTAGATCCTCAACAACTGATGAAAACAATTCGCTAATGAACTCTGCTGTGTTTCCTTCGACCATCTCAAGATCGGGAGACAATGTTAACATACCTTTATCCAGAAGGTGTGAAATGGTTGCAGCGCTGTAAGCAACGAGCACTTCACGGGTATGTTCTCTCTCGTCCTCGGATAGGTCGTTTTCCTCAGTAGTAACCTCAAGCGTCCAATCAATACACTTCTGAACTTGTTTCATAATGCCAGAGCCAGAGAGGATGACCCACTTATGAATAGTGTCCAGCACTTCGCTCTGCTGCACATCCTCTGAGGGCGTGGAGAACCCAGCACTGTGCGCAATCCGCTGGCCGTTCAGCACAGACAGGGCTAGGAAGAAGTTACGCTTGTCAATTACGTCGTTCATTTACCCTTACCCTCGTCCCAACTATGAGCGGAATGGCAAGAAACCTTGAGAGGAATCCCAAGGTTTACTCTACCATCACCCATAGCCGCAGTCAGGATGCTCTTCATATCCGATGCCTGCTCAGAGGGTACGGCAACCACAAGTTCGTCGTGAACCTGAACCAACATCTGAGCGTCAGTTCCCTGGAAAGCGTCATAGCACGCCACCATTGCTTGCTTACAGATATCAGACGCAGTGCCCTGAACAATGGCGTTCACTGCCTGGCGTTCTGCTCGCGCCCGAAGACCATCATCGGATGACCGGAGGTCGGGTAGTCGACGGCGACGCCCAGACATAGTGGTGACATAACCATGGGCTACGCCTTCAGCAACTGCCTGCCGCTTCCACTTGGTTATGCCTATGAACTGTTTGTTGTAATAAGCCAAAAACTGCTTAGCCAGATCCTCTGGGATACGGGCAGCCTTTGCCAACTTAGTGGCACCACCCCCGTACGCTGCCAAGAAGTTGGCACCCTTGCCCATCTGCCGCTCTTCTGCAGTGATGTCAGCAAGGTCTTTACCAAGGCAGAGAGCCGCAGCACCAGCGTGAATGTCAGCACCAGTAAGGAAGAACTCGCTCATCTTCTTGTCTTGAGAGAACATGCACATGATACGGAGTTCGATCTGGTCGTAGTCAGCCACCAGCAAGGTGTACTCATCTGGGGCCACAAACAAACTACGGATGTCGCTGTCACGAGGAATGTTCTGCAGGTTAGGGTTTGAAGCACTCAGACGACCTGTAACCGTGCGGTGCAGGTTGAAGTTCGGGTGCAGACGACCCTTTACAAGTTGTGGCAGCAACCCGTCTACGTAGGTAGACACAGACTTCTTTATGTCTGAGTACTCCAGAAGCATGGGGATAACAGGGTGTTTGTCTTCTAACTTGCGCAGTGTCTCTTCGTCAACAGACGCTTGACCGCCAGGGGTCAACTTAGAGGGCTTCAACCCCAGACCCCCCTGCGCCTTTTTGGCAAAGAGAAGATCTTGCCTATGGCGAGTACTTCCAGGGTTGAACCCCACTGGGGCGTACTGGTACATGTCAAGCATCAGTTCATCTAACCGACGATCCAAGTTCTTACCCAGGGTCTTCATCGCACGGTGGTTGACAGGGATGCCGTTGTCTTCCATCGCCATCAGTACGCGCAGTACCTGTGAGTCCTGCGTAAAGCAGTTCATCAACACTGGGTCTTTCACGAGCCTGCCCATCAACTTCTGATAGAGCAACCAGGTCCAGCGAACATCTAGATGCAGGTAACGAGCAGCCGATAAGAACGGCACCTCGGTGATGACCGCGCCCAGTTTCCCATCAAGGTTGTAGGGGTTGAACCCCTCAAAGTTGAGGGCAATGAGTGCTTCCAATGAGTACGCCATTAGGTTCTCATTGAGTACGTGCTGAATCAGCATGGTGTCGTAGAACGGCCCAGTTGGGAGGTCACCACCGAAGTACTTGCGTACAGACCGGGCATCGAACTTAACGTTGTGGCCGATCTTCACAGCGTCGCCAAAGAAGATGGGACGAAGAGTGTCAAACACCACAGACTTAGGTAACTGCTCAGGAGGGGGAGAGAACACAGCGGGCTTGAAAAAGGAAGCCTTTGCTAAAGACTCCTTACCGCTCTTTAACACCTTGCGGTAGCCAGGTGGTGGCACTGTTGAGCCGTCACCACGGAGTGCTGGTTCCAACACCGACCCATTCGGATGCCCAACCGGAATCACCCACGACTTGCCAGTGACCGCTATGCCTAGCCAGATCACTTCGTTACGCAGAGGATCTAGCGCAAGGGTCTTCGTCCAGCGCTCAACAATGGAGTCTTTGGAGCGCTTCAGTACGTCAGGATGGGTGCTCTTCAAAGTGGTGGAGTGAAGTTTCCACTCGTCTTCGATCTGGGCGAGAACATCTGGGTGCCGGGAAACAACTCCACGCGTTTCTACGTCGAAGCAGAACTCACCGTGCTCTTCTACCGCACGAACTATCTCCTGCAGACCTTCGACCGTAAAAACGATATGGGGGGCATTGCTGCCCCCCAAACCGTCGAATGCCATAAAGGATCAGTCGTCCTGCTCTTCAAACGCAACCGTCTTGAGGGTCTTGTAGTCAGGAACGGGCACGATGTCGGGGCCGTAACCCTGTGAGCGCAGAACCTTGATGGTGGCCTCGTCAAGAGGAGACACCCCGAAGTCATCAAGGAGATCACGTTCCTTGATGGGCTGGTGGTTGGTGAGCGAGGTAGTGCCCTCACCAGTGCGGCTTACCGCCCAGTAGTTCTTGGTAAGTGGACCCATGCGAGGGTCGGTGTGGAAGTTCTTCAACTGGTCTACAACCTTGATGCCGACCTCATACGAGCGCACCACAGGTTCGATTTCCCGCTCCAGCAAGATCACGTTGAAAGCAAACTTACCGGGGGCACGACTACCCATATCGCACAGGGGGCAACCCTTTGGGTCAATGTCCCGAATGCAGGTGAACGACTGCTGACCCTTGCGACCATCCAACCAGTGCGAGTGCCAGGAGGCGTATGGCTCATCCTCCAAGAACTTGATGATGATTGGCTCAGCAGCAACCTTGAGCCGCTGCGCGTACGGGCTGTTTGCCGTCTTCAACTTGTCGGCTGCTGCCCACCCACGGTTGATGATGCGTGGCTGTGGGGGAGTGGTTGTCTGGACTGGTGATTCAGTCTCTGCTGTTTCGTCGGCGTCGTCGTAACGTCCCATGATGTTTACCTCAGTGTGTGTGTGTGTGTGTGTGTGTTAGTCGGAGGGCCAATTGGTTCTGATGAACTCACGGAACCCTACCCAGTTGGGTGCCTTGTGGTCGTCCAACCGGAACCGTTCGACTGCCTCCACTAGACACTCTACTTGATTCTTCGTGTAAAGCCTACGACCCTTCGTCGGTTTTCCTGGCAACTGCGTACCAGCCGGTGGGGCAGTGCGGTACTTCACCTTGGGTATCCAACCACGCTGCTCCCACATCCGCACCGTAACGGGCTTACGGTTCAGGGCGCGAGCCAACTCCCCCACAGTAAAGAACTCACGGTCAACGCCACCCATGCGGTACACCTTGGACTTTGCGCCGTTGAGGTAGTCGTTTGCTACCGGCTTGTTAGCCGGGGCTGTGCGGTTACGGGGCTTAGTGTTACCTGGGTAGTCAGGAAGATCTCTGAACAGATCAAGTGGATCAGACACGGCGGGCCTCCTCAAGTTCGTGGTACAAATCAAACGGGATTTCAACCGTGACGTGCGTGGTGCGGTCTGATCCGTCACATGCCAGCACAGAATCGACCAGTGCCCGCAACCGTTCGATCTCGGCACGGGCGGCGGCGAACCGTTCCCGATAGAACTGGGCACCGCCCAAGCCGCCCCACTGTTCGGCAGCGGCTTCCTCTTCGGCAAGCCAATCGCAAATGTCACCGCTCACGCCGGGCCTCCCTCGGGTGGAGCAGGGCCTTGACCTGGCGCATGGCGTCGGCGTAGCCACGCTCACGCTCCATTGCCAGCAGTTGGGCGGCTGGGGTCATGTGAAACCCGGCTAACCGGATCGTGTCGGGCAGTGCGTCGATGGCGTCAAGCACGTTGGCGGCGTCGCCACACACGATGTTGTTCATGCACATGCTGTCAAGATGATTTCGCAACCGCTCCACAATGTCACCGCTCACGACGGGTCTCCCACATGTGCAGCGCTGGCGCTACCGTTGGTGAGCGCCTCTCGGGCCGTGCGGATGCACGTCTCCAGCGCCAGGCGAACGGCACGCTCGTCGGCAACAAGGGCGTGCTGCGCTGCGTCTGCACCGCCTGGCAGCGACATGGTGGGGCTGGAGATGTACCGCAGAGCAGCACGCAGCCGCTCCATCTCGGCACCCAGCCGTTCGATCTCGTCGGCAGCATTGCTGTAGAGCGATGCAATGGCTGGGATCGGTACGGTCTGGTGCGCGTCACGCAGCCGTTCCACGATGTCTCGCTCACTCACGGCGGGCCTCCTCGTATGCCTGTCGGTACTCGGGGTTAGCAAGGCGGGCAGCGAAATACCGCTCAGCCCCCGTCATCGACGCACGACGGGCATTCTTGTAGGCGGCAAGCGCTACGTCAGCAAGGCGATCGGACCATGACCGATTGCTACTCTTGGTTGCTCGCAGCGCGTCGGCCAATCTGTCGGCCAGCGCCCGCTCGGCGGCGAGGTCGTCCAGTAACTGCTGAATGAGGTCACCGCTCACGACACGCACTCCAGTGCTTCGGCGTAGCGGGGGCTGGGCGCATAACCCGAGTTCTCGCAGTCGGTCAGCAATTCGGCAAGTAAGCCTCGCAGCCGGTCGATCTCGGCCCACAATGTCTCACGTTCGCAGACCACGATGGGCTGGTCGCCGCTGGGGATCTGCCTACAACGATCTGTCGGCGTCACGATGTCGTCGTCAAGCACGATCGACCATCTCCCAGCCGTAAGCCTCGCACTGCTCCATCCACCATCCGCGCTGGTAGTCCAGGCCACCCCATCGGCCGGAGAAGGAGTCGGACATGAGCACCTCGCCAGTGGAGACATGCACGATGTCAACAACCGTCTGATTGGGGAAGTGTGTCTCCCGGATGGTGACATGAGTGCGCTTCCCGCCTCGGTCACTCTCCGCCGACTGTTCGATGTTGCTCTCCATGTGATCCCTTCTGTGCTGCTACCGGTATCTTACGTCGGCAGTAACTGATAAGTCAACTGTGTAGAGCCTATCAGGGGAGATTCGTAGACCGCGAGGAATCGGTATGTTCTCCATCGACATAGTTCTGTGAAAAGAACTAGGTGTCCGCGAAGTTGACACTGATGGGGACGAGGATGTGGTCGTTGCTGCACCGCTCCACAATGAGGTCGTACATGCACTGCATCGAACCATCCCCGTACAGCCAGGCTGGCTCCCCGTGCGTGGAGCACCAATGGAGTTCTCGGTCGTCGGCCACGGCCGCTCTTTTCTCAGTAGGCCAAACCGTGGCGCAACTGCACGACTTCGGGAAGCGGCAGCAGTCTGGGTGGTATTCGCCGTCGATGCACTCGGGCCATGCGGAGACGCAGGCTGGATGCCGGACATCACCGCTCACGGCGGGCCTCCTTGTGGCCGATGATGTTGCGCAACCGGCAGTTCGGTGAGATTGAGTTCTATCGCTGCGCAGATGCGGTGATGTCCATCCCACACACGCCCGTCATCACCGAGCAGGATTGGCTCCCTGACCCCGTTTGCTGAGATGTCGGCAACGAGGTCCACCATTTGCTCTCGGTGGCAGTGCCAGAGCCACTCGCGCTCGTCGTTCCACGTCCATCGGTCGTCATACGACCCAGGTGCCCAGCCAGCCAAAAGGTCACTGAGCCTCACCCGCTCCACGCCGTCAGTGCTCACTGCGCTCCTTCCATTGGGAGCAGGAAAACGGCATCAGGAATGCGTTGCCTCTCAGTGGGCCACGACATGAGACAACAACTTCTCCCGGCTCGTTGCGCTGACGAGCAACACCGCTTGCGCAATTTATGCAACTACGACTCGCCTCGGCGCGCAGTCGTTCGATCTCGTCAAGTAGTTCACGGCGGCGTGGGTCGATGTGAAACATGCCGCCAGTGCCACTAGGCGTCATTGTCCAAACGCCTTGGATACGGCGATACTTGACGTTCCCGACCACGATGTCACCGCTCACGACGACCACCAAACACGAGGAACCACGCAGTGATGACTCCAAGAACAACTGTCACTGCCTCGGCTACTACTTCAGCCACGTCGGACCTCCTGCCATGCGGCCAGGGCGACGAGTGCTTCCTCTTTCGCCATGTGTCCTGTTCCTACGGGGCTGAAGTGCTTGACGTAGAAACTCAGCATGAACTCCAGCGCATCGCCAGCGGCCCGCAGACGTGCTATGTCGTCGTCGGCAGGAACAACAACGAGCCTTTCAAGAGGCTCAACATGGTTGAGGTTGAACTTACCTGGGTACATACGGTGTCCGTAGTCCCATTGAACCCATGCCATATTGAGATGGACTGCAATAACGGTGCCGTGGTCACGAGAGTAGTCACTCACTCGGTCTCCAGCCTTGATGTCACCGCTCACGACGGGCCTCCTGCCTGCCATGCGGCAAGGGCGTCGCTGAGGCGTGTCGTCGCCGTACGGGGAAGCGCCTTAGCATACCACACCACCACAGCATCAGCCAGCGCATTACCAGCAGTGCGTAACCGCTCGTTCTCTGATTGCAACTCTGCTGTCCTGCCTCGGAGAAGCACCTGTAGGTCGTCACGCTCCTCTCGTAGCAGTGTGATCTCAGCAGCCGCATCAACGAACACGGCACTACTAAGCATCACCACGTTGGCTTTGCCTTGTACCCCGTCAATGATGTCTGCCCAATCGTACAACTCTTGCACGATGTCTTGCGTTTCGTCACTCATCGTCGTCGTAACCCTTCTTCTCAACGACCTTGAAGGCCCAGGTCTCTGTCTCTTTGTAGAACGAAGCAATGATAGGGCTGATCTCTGGGTTCTCCCAACCAAGTGCCATAAGTGCATCTTCGTTAAGCCGTTCGATAACGGTTACCTCACGCAGCGCCTCCCAATGGCCGTTCTCCTTGGCCCACTGCTCTGCGGCTTCTGTGTCGAACCTCTCTGATACACGACGTTCGTGCTTCAATTGCCAATCACCAGCAGGGCACCAAACGCTTCCTCGATCATCAGGCTTGCCGTCGTCAATAACCACCTGGCGCAATACACGCTTCAACTCGTCGGAACGTTTGGCTGCTGATTCAGCAAACTTCTTTGCCTCTACGTACTCGCGTACGAGTCGTGATCGTTCTGCTGTTTCCATTTGTTACACCTTTGAATCTCGTAGGAATGAGGAAAGGCTGCTAAGGGTCAACTCAAACCCACCTTTGACATCGTGGTGCTTGCCATCAACCCAGGCTTCGTTGATCAACTTCTTCTGTTGCAACATCTCAAACTGGCGCTCTTCGATGGACCCCTGCATCAAGAAGGTCGCAATCGTCACGTGATCAAACTGTGACGACAACCGGATGATGCGGGCCTCTCTCTGCTCCAACTTACCGCTGCTCCACGGAAGATCCATGCTGATCAGGTAATTGGCCATCGGCAAGTCCACACCGTAGCCGCCAGCGTCAGAGGACAGGAACAGACGTACGTGCTCATCGGTGGAGAACTGCTGCTTGGCAACGTCCTTCTCTTCCGCATTCATGTCGCCAGTGAACAACACTGACCCACACAGTTTGCGCGTCTCCTCTTGCAAGAGGCGTAGGTTCTCTTTGAAGAACGAGAAGATCACCACCTTGTTCTTCGGTGACTCAGCCAGCACCTCGGTGATGTACTCCAGCACAGCATCTACCTTGGGCTGTGCCATCACCGCTGACAGCGCACCCTCCTCCAACAAGAGCGAGGCATAGGCACTGCCTTGCCCTGGTTTGGTGGGGTCGTTGTACAGGGCAGCAGACCTACGCAGTAGTTCAGGGCTGTCACAGAGCATCCGCAACGCCGTCAACTTCGACATGATCTGCCCCTGCGCTTCGTTGGCGGCTGGGTCGTTGTAGTGCTGCCACAGGTTGAAACCACCACCACCGCCCATGGATATAGCCTTAGAGATATCCCCAAGCAGGGCTGCGGATATCCTGTTGTACAGCACTGCCCCCCTGGTATCGAACGGTACCGGGATGGTCTGGTGAATGATCTTGGGCAACTGATCAGCAATATCTTCTCGGGTCTTGCGGATCATGTGGTTGCTCAACGTGGCAAACAACGGCTTCAAGTTCTTGTACCGAATCGGCTTGCCCCAGTGATCACGCACGATGAACGTCCGGTCGAACACGTCATACCGACCAAGAACATCAGGGTCTACGAACTCCATGATGGAGAACAGTTCTTCTGGCTTGTTTTCAATCGGCTGACCCGTGAGGGCAAAGCGGTACGGGATCGCCTTGCCAATCTTCTTGATCAGCCTGGTGCGCTTTGCCGACCGAGACTTGATCATGGTGGATTCGTCCACCACGATGCAGTCCCACTTCATGCCTTTGAGTGAGGGTGCATCTCGGGCCAAAGATTCAGGATTGACGATCACGTAGTGCGACGAAATGGATGACCGCCACAACCGTTCTCGCTCTTTGGGTGTGCCGTCAATGACGAGGGCGCGAGAGTCGGTGAACTTGGTGATCTCCCGAAACCACTGGTACTTCAATGAGGCAGGCACTACTACCAAGCACCGATCTACATCGCCCCTGCTCAGAAGGGTCTCCACCGCCGAGATGGTCGTAACGGTTTTGCCAGCCCCCATCACAAGGCCTAACAACATACAGCCGGTGTCGACCATGCGGTCTACTGACTCGGCTTGATACGGGTAGAGGGTGCCTTTGAACGTCATTGAATTAACTATTAGGTAAGGGGGACGTTATCTTCAGGCATATCGTCAATCACATAGTTATGCAGATTAAACCGATCCTCTACGTAAAAGCCGTAGCCCCGTAGTTCAAGTTCCTCCAACATAGAGTTGGTGGTCTTTTCGGCCTGCTCTTTATTGCCGAAGGATTCAGCAACTAGACCGATGTAGGTAAACCGGAACCGCTCTTCACGGTCTTCGGATTCTTTGTCTGAAAGCATGGTTCTCCTATCGTATCCAGGGTGGTACAACTGTTGCGGTTTCAAAGCCCCGCACGATCTCTTCGTCCGTCATGTCCCCGATGTCTTTGGCTGACACGCCGGTGTAATTCCACCACTTGATGCCGTGACGTGGTGGTGTCAGGGTGGCATACAACCGCTTGCTGGACTCAAGGCCTGCCTTGTCGTTGTCCATAGCAATTATCACTGTATCACAGAGGTGGGCGACAAGCCTACCTTGTTCGCTAGAAACCTGGGCACCAAAGGTGGCGAGGCCTTGGGCGTCAACACTTGTTGACGCTAGACGCACTACGTCTAACGGTGATTCTACGAGGACGGCAACACGGTGCCTGAACCTCTCAACACCGAACAACGTCAGCCCTTTCTCCACACCATCGGGGCGGTTGCGGAACCAACCAACCTTCTTCGCCTGCCACCCTTGTAATTTGCCCATCGGAGAAACTATAGGAACAACCCAAGCCTTATCCTCTGGGTCCCACCTCACGCCATAGCGCCACGTAGCGTCGGCGTTGAGGTTACGTGATTCGCAACGACTATCACTCACCCGCACGAAGCGGTAGTAGTCATCCAGTCGGACTGCTGGCGCTTCCGTATATTGGGGTTTATTGTCTTTATCAAAGTTATCCACAAGCCGGTTGAGGCCAGATTGGATAAGAAATGATTGCGCTGATAGACCGCTATCTCCTGATAACTCTGCTAACAGGCTGGAGAGGGTGCCACGGGCACCACAACTAAAACAGATCCAAAGGCCTGTATTGGAATTAATACTCCATGATGGAGAGCGATCAGCGTGACCAGTGACGCGTTCGTGTACAGGGCATCGACCAGTGATCTCACGATCACCGGCCCGTGTGATATCTACCCCTACCGATTCAAGAAGTTCCTGAATCTCAGTCGAAAGATGGGTCGCTGCCATAGTGGTCCAGAATCTCAGTAAACTCCATGGTGGTCCAATCCCACTTCACGTGCACCTCGCCGGAGGGGCTGGAGCGGGCGATAACCACTCTGATGATCGCTTGGTTATCAAAGTCAGGGTTACGTTCTACGCCTAACAGGAGATCAGCGTCCTGGGAGAAACTGGAACTGTACCCAAGGCTGTCGGCGGTTACTGCTCGTGTCTTCTTGTTGTTCAGTTTCCAGGCCAGAACCTGGGTGGTCGCCACGACGGGGATATCGAACCGTTGGGCTAGACGCTTCAATGACCGGGTGATGTTTGTCAACGCCTGGGGCGACCCTTTGTCTTCTCCCTCCTCGTCATCCATCAGGTACACGCCGTCCACGAATAACACATCAGGGCGGTACTCCTGCACCTTGCCAGCAATGGCACCCACCGTGGTGAGGGACGCCGTGTCTTCGGAGAACAGGAACGGTTGCATGTTCTTGCGACGTGACAACTCCTGCTTGATCCTCTTCATCTCGCTGTTCGACAAGTCGCCACTCAAGATCCTGTCATAAGGAACCTTGGAAATCAGCGCGTCGTACCGCGCTTCCTGCTCTTCGATGCTCATTTCAAACGAGACGAACAACGGACGCAAGCCGTGAATGTGTGCGCTGTTCGCCAGGATGAGAGCGAAGAGGCTCTTACCACGCTTTGGTTCACCGGCAAAGACAATGAACTGCTGAGGCCGCAGGCCATGAGTGATTCGATCCAGCCCAATAAACCCGGTAGGGATACCCCGCAGAGCGTTGGGAGTGTTTCGCATCTGCTCGTACCGGTCAAGGCGGGATTCCCAGTTCTGGATGATATCCACGTCCCGCATACGGGCTGCTTCCACCATCGCCTTTTGCAGACCGGCGTGAAGTGTGGCGGTAGCCGTTGCCAGGTCGTCAGCGTTCAGAGCAGAGATGGCAGGTTGCAGAGCATCTAGCAAGCACCGCTTGCGGTAGGCACTCAGGATCTCATCAAGCAAACGTGTGTACGGTTCGTCCGCTAGATCGGAGGGGTCGTACAACTGGATGTCACCCCAGTCCTGGGCAAACACGCGAGGTGTCGGAACCATGCCGTGCAAGCCGGTGTAGTCGATCAACCACCGCCAGATGGCTGACCACTCGCCAACGAAGTGGTCGGCTTTCAATCCGGCTTTCACCGGAACGCTCAGATCCTTGTCATGGATGACTTTGGAAATGAGGTGCAACTCGCTGGACGACATCACAACCCCCAGGTAGTTAATGGTGACACGGTGGTAGCCCGCATACCAATGTCGAAGGCCATCGACTGGTCTGGTACGTACACCGAGGTGATCGAACGGTTGTACTTCAGATCGTCGGCGTAGGCCGAAGGGGAGGGATAGTACAGGATGCTGGGCACCGACTCAACCTTGCGCAACAACCATCTGTAGATGGGTTCCACCGCATCGGGTGACAGGAACGTAACCACATCAGTGGCTATCCCTAAGTGTGTGTAATGGTGAACCATTGACTTCAACGGAAGTTCGTTAGCAGTCCAGAACGCTAGTGCTAAATCCCACTTCCCCTGACGGACATACACCTGATGCTTCAACAGATTGACGTTCTTCTTCGACGGTGGAGAAGCAAGTAACCCCTCAAACACACACACCTGTGATGGAGCAGTGTGACCACTAATGTCACCACGTTCCATGTCAGGCAACCCTGACAACGGTCATGGCGTTGACCACACCCGACACACGCTCGCCGTACCGGCGAATGAGGTTCATGGGTGAAAGCGTCGTAGTGATGACCGTAGAACGCATGTCATCAAAGCGGCGGCGCAACAGAGAACCAATCTCATGAATGGCAAACTCTGTTTCCCGCTCCTGACCCAAGCCATCCACGATGACAACATCGAACACACCCTGGATGTACTTCACCAAGTACGGAGTGCTGTACATCTCAGGCAGCAGGTTGTCGGACCCACCGAACTGGTCTTTCAACATTTCGATGTACGTGTCAGCACTCACGAACCGACCTGACACCTGCTGCTTATTGATCAGAGTTGTCAGGGCAGTAACAGCAGTTGTCGTCTTTCCCACACCGCTGGCTCCGTACAACAGCAGGCTGTCACCAGGTTGGTATCCAGCAGCCCATCGCTGGACTTCGGGGTTCAACCCCGAGTCTGTGTCCCCATACCGTTTGGGGAACCTTGCGTGAAAGAGGCGCTCTTCAACGGATCGGTTTTGCCACCATGTTGCTGACTTCCAGTCAGTCGGTGTTATGAAGGTCGTCATTGGATTCCTCGTGGTGGTTCTTGAACGAGTTCTTTACAATGTCCCAGAACTCAAAGTCGTTCGGTGCTTTGCTGTCCGCTGCGGAGCGGGTGCAATCGTTATCACTGTCATACCCGTGGCCGTACTGATCTTCAAAGTACGCTTTGAGTTCTTCGGGGTCATCAAACGTGTTGTTCACCCAGTTGATGAAGTGGATGAGATCATCCATAGAGCCAAACCCCAGCATTACCATCGGTTGATCATCATCTGCGAACATTGGAAGACCTCCGATAAGCGTAGATTGCTTCTTCTATCGTATCAGCGTCTTTGCGAAGTGTCTTTAGAGAGGGTTTCATTAATTCTTTGGGCAAGGTAATGATTGATGCGAGGGTGTCAACGTAGGGTTGCAGGTCGTCTGTGTCATGCTCATCAGCAGTTTTGGAAAGCAGGGTGTCAAGTGTTTCAAGCGACTGTGGAAACTGCACGTTGTGAAAGTCATCAGCGAAGTGAGAGATCAAAGCAGCAACCAGTTCTGGGTATCGGTAACAGGCATCGAAGCAGTGCCGCATCACAATACGACGGAGTACTGCATCCAACTCTGATGACCAGGGTAGTTCCAAGCCGGGGGGCCGGTGGAACTCCTGCTGAAGCAGGGCCAGTACAGGGTTGGATTCGACTGTAGAGCCATTCACCGCAACAAGCAACTCCTGTTGCAGGTCTTTCTTGCTGAACAACAGCACTGGGCGCTCCGCTGTGCGGAACCGGTCAGTGGCATAGAACTTGTCGATCATGGCCACCACCGTGGAGCGGGTAACTCCAGCATCCAGCAATGACTTCACACTCTTGCGGAGGATCATCGTGTCCTGCTGTGAATACCTCCGTGACATCACGATGGCTGGGTGCCGCACGAAGTGCCCCACCAGCCCCACCAGATCTGACCCAGGCCGTTTGGCTGGGGCCTCCACCTCGGTGGGTTGGTCATCTGGGTCCTGGCCAAGAATCACGGTTGCACTCCCATTTCCCAGGTGGGCCGCAAGGCCCACACCTACTTCCGTAGGAAGTAGGTATAACTTGGATGTTTCTATGGATGGTTCTATGGATGGATAGGAGGACATGGATGTCCGCCCGTGAGTGTCCCAAATGTCCGCCCGTTGGTGCCAAGATGTCCGCCCGTTGGTGGCTGGCCAGGCCTCCTTTTGTGTGACATTTGTCTCACTGGTGGAGCGTCGGGTGAGCACCGGGGTGGCCATGTTGATCTGGTACAGGTTCGGTTGGCGGTCGCCCCGACGACCCGGCAAGCACGCCTTTGACACCTCCAACAACCCCACCTCCACAAGTTGGTCGATGATCCGGCGCACCTGGCGCACGGTGTATCCCGTCTTGTTGCTCAGGGTGTCTTGCGATGGGTAGGCCTCACAGCCTTGATCGTTACTGTGGTCCGCTATCGCGAGCAACACGATTTTCAAGTTGGGAGGTAGGTCCTGGTCCCACACCCAGGTCATGACGCGCACGCTCATTGTACCTCATAACCTTTTTGCTCTAATGGGTTGCGTACCCCGTGCTCGTCGTGTATGATCATCGGTACCTCCTGTTGGCCCACGTGACCCCAGTCACCGGGACCTTGGACTGTAGCACCTAGTAATTCGGCCCCACAACTCCCCCCAGGGTTGTGGGTGAGGATTTCTTGGCGGTATGGTTGAAGCCATCACTGGTTGGTGGTTCTCCAGTGGTGGTGCCCGGTGGGCAACGCAGATCAGGCCGTGAGTCCGTTGGTTAGTGTAAACTAGCCATAAGACTCACGGTCTTTTCTGTATTAGGAGCTAAATGAAAGATCCGCCCCGCCACCTTAACCCCGCGCAGTTCAGTAGCGAAGATGAGTATGTTGATGCAACCATTATGCAATTGCACAAGCACCAAATGGATAACCCTGATTACATACCTCGGTCGGCGCGTCGCGATGAGGTTTACGCCAGATGGGTTTATCGTAATCAGTCAAATTTGAATCCAAACTAACAAATACTAAACATT